TCGCGAAGTCTGTGGGCGATGAGTGATGACCGAGACTCCTCGTGAGAGGAAACCTAGTACGCAGGTTGCGTACGCGCAGGTCAAACAGCCTGTGCAAGGTGGCTACCTCCAACCGCATATTCACCCAGCGTGCGCGCTTCTTGTTGTACTGGTGGTCTCTGCCTGAGCGCGCCATCGCCGCTTTACTTCTCTCGATGCGGTTATCTAGTATCTGCTGCGCCTTGGCGGGGTCTTTGTAGATGGTCTCGCCCGATGCGATCAGGTCTTTGATCTTGGCGGGGCTGAGTTTGGATAAGGGCTTGGGCGTGGGTCTGCACTCCTTACAGTTCTTGCTTGTGATGGTCATTCGGACGTTGCCCTCCTTGCCCCACGAGCGCATCTGAGAGGGCGATGCCAACTTCTTGAATGATTTCAACGGCTTAACTAAACCGCACTTCGCGCATAGCGCGTGACTATCGTTTGTCATGATGACTCCTTAAAAATTGATGGGCTCGAAACCCGCATGGTTATTAGCTTAGCACTACACCCGTCTTTACGTCCAACGATAATCAACATTTGGCGGGGTTGTGGGCGTGCTGTGAACCCGCATGAACATTGGGTGTAGGAGGGTAGCGTCGTAAACGTCCACAGCTTTTAGAACACACACAGCCAATTAAAGTTAAAGGCAACGGACAAGTCCGTCCAATAAAAATACACATATATATTTCTTTAGAATTATATAGATATATATATAGACGTTTTTACCGGACGGCGGACAACGCTAATAACCATGCGGGTCTTGAGCCCGCCCATACCCCCGCCGAAACATTTTCGTATTGGACGAACGTCCGAGGGGGTAAAAGATACCAAAACAAGTTTGTGAGAACTCAAATGAACTCAGCGATGAAGTTGAGTGCGTCTGCTTTGGGTACGATGCCTTGTGCCTTGGGTTCGCGCTTGAGGGTGCGTAGTGCCTTGGTGTAGGTGGTGTGTATGGTGGGCATACGGTCTGCGTAGAGAACGAAGTACGCCCCTATGTTGTGGCACTTGTACTCAGTGATGACGTGGAGGAAAACGGTATTGACGTTCATGGTGATACTCCTAGAGTTGGCGACATGATGTCGCGAAGTGGTTAGCAAATGCCAACCCCTAAGCCCTGCGCGCAAGGCTTAGAGAAAGCACTTCACTCACAGGGTGAACTTGTGAACGCGCAGGAAGTGTTCGTCTTCGGGAGTGAGCAAGCACGCCATGTGAAAGTTGAGGTTTAGGTACTCCTGTAGCTTGGATCGGTTAGAGGGTGATGGAAGTTTGCGGTAGGCGGCTACGAGTTTTTTCATAATGTTTCCTAGATGAGAGTGATGAGATAGGTGATGAGGGCAGCGAACGCCCCTAAGAGAACGCCTGAGATAAAGTTGATCATGCTGTGCGCTCCCCGACTACTGTGTAAGCGAGCACGCCGAACCCACGCTCAGGGTAGAACTCGTTCGGGAAGATGGCAGTCTTGGTGTGGCAGTCTTTGAGGTCGGACTTCATGAAGTTGTAGAAGCCGTCTTCGTAGATGGTCATGTGTGCAGGGTGACCTTGGTGCATCGAGCACAGCTTGGTGAAGGTTGTGTGCTCACCGTCTTTCAGCCAGTAGGCGACTATTGAGATGATGAGTGAGGGCTTGCGAATAGCGGTTTTACGCATGATGATTCCTAGAGTTGGCGACATGATGTCGCGAAGTGAAACGAAAATTACATGAGGGCGAGCACGTTCTCGATAGCGTCTTTGGTAAGGCAGACGGCATCAGCACGTTTGAGTACTTCGATGATTTCCAAGGCGCGCAGGGCGTCCATCAAGTCCATGCCCGAGGCTGTGGCTTTCTCGATGGTCGCTGCGTGGGTGTCGCAAAAGGTTGAGAACTGGGTGTCTGACATATTGGTGAGTGAGAAATTAGGCATGATGATTCCTAGAGTGAGTGAGATAAAACGAAGTTGAAACGAAAATAGACAACGCGCGGGAACAGCGGCAAAGCTGCGCCCACGCATCGAGATACACAAACTTGTTGCTGAGAATTACCAGCCCATCAACTTCTTGATACGGTTCTGCTCAGCCTTCGACAACTTCTTGATGCGTGCAACCTCAACCGCTACAGCATCAGCTTGTTTGCTAGTCTTGACCTTCTTCGGTTTGAAAAACGTAGTCACGTTTCTGTTCCACGCACGTTGTGCAGTCTTGTGCCCAACGCCATCAGCGTCTTTGAATACGTAACCCTGCTTTGTGCCCCAACTTGCTAGCACGCTGTACTTCCTAGCGTGCAGTTCAGCGAGTGCTTTGTGTACTGCGGCGGACATACCTTCTTTCACGATGCCCTGAATTGCTGAGCCGTAACTAGTTCCTGCTGTGAGGAAGGCGTCATAGGCTGCAACAACTTTCTTTTCTGCTGCGGTTAAAGCGTTCATAGCGATGTAACTCCAAGAGAGATGGAGACACGATGTCTCCAACACCAAGCAAGCGGCTCGGCAACGCAATGGCTGTAATCCCAACCATTAGAACTATTATAACATTTGGGGTTATTTAAAACTCGATAGTTCGATTCTCAGCAACAGGCTGCTGTAGCTATATGGCAGATAGAGAACCCCACCCACCCCCCACCAAGGCTTATAGGGCTGAGCACCCCCTGACATGGAGAACACTATTCCCCAACCACACTCAATATTTTTGTCAAATTTTGTAAAAAATCTAACCGACTCTTGTCAAACATTTGACAGGCCCAGACAAAAAAAGCCCCCGGACGTAAGTCTCACGACGTAAGTACGAGGGCCAAGAATTTCCCACCAAGGAAATTGTCACTAAGGAGTAAGCAACGCCCCCAGTGTATCAAAAAAATAAAAAACAAGATATACTCCAGACGAATACGCCAGCCCGGCGCTCATGAAAAGGGAAAAAAGTGTTGCTGGATCATTTGGTTAGCGCGAACGCCGCAGACTATATACCGGAGATTGAACCCGGTGTGCCCAGCTTTACGCCCTTAGAAAAACTTGACGCCGCGCAAACACTCAACGCGCAGCTCAATACGGCAGACTGGCTCAAAGAAGTTACAGGCAGTGATGACCAGATCATCACCAAGACCCAAGAGAACAAAGCAGTTAACGCATTTGCTGCGCTGACGACGAGCTCGCCCGATACCAAGAACCAACTATTGAACATGCAGGTGCCCGAAGAGATTCGCGCAACCATTGCGATGGTGAGCGCCTATCAGTGGAAGTTTATTGAGCAGGCTGAGAGCTTGCGAAGCATGGCACTGACCAAGATTGTGCAAGAGACGGACCACCCCGACGCTAAAGTGCGACTCAAAGCGCTAGAGATGTTGGGTAAGGTGACTGAAGTCGCCCTATTTACTGACAGAGTCGAAGTTAAGAAAACGGAGATGACGGATGAAGAACTTGCTAGCAAAATTAAAGACAAGCTTAGCCGATATATGGGCAAGGTTGACATCGTGGATGCCGAAGTTTTAAAAGAAGAAGTATGAATCTCGACTTCCTGACCCCTCAAGAGGCGCTAGCTGCACAGTTGGCCCTCAAACACATGAGTCGGGTAGAGAAGATCGCGTTTTTAGCAGAGCTTGAGGAGCAAGACCGCCGGTTTGGGTTAAATAAGGCGCAGACTGACCCCATTGAGTTTGCTAAACGTGTGTATCCGGGGTTTAAAGTGGGGCCCCACCACAGAAAACTAGCCAAAATCTTCCAAGATGTGGTGGACGGCAAGAAAAAACGCGTGATTATCAACATCGCGCCACGTATGGGTAAGTCTGAGTTTAGCTCCTACCTGTTTCCAGCGTATTTCTTGGGACGCTACCCCGAGAAGAAGATCATTATGGCAACGCACACTGCCAGTTTGTCAGAAGACTTCGGTAGGCGCGTGCGCAATCTACTTGAGAGCGAAGAGTATGGCGAGGTGTTTAAAGATACCGTGGTCGCCGACGACCAAAAAGCTGCTGGTAAATGGTCTACTGGCGCTGGCGGTCAGTACTACGCTGTTGGTGTGGGTGGCGCTCTTGCTGGTCGTGGCGCAGACCTCTTCGTAATTGATGACCCGCACTCTGAGCAGGACATGAAGGCTAACAGCCGACTGTCGTTCGATACGGCGTGGAGTTGGTTCCAGACCGGGCCGCTGCAGCGACTGATGCCCAACGGGGCTATCATCATAATTATGACGCGCTGGAGTCTGTTGGACCTGACCGGCCGGTTGCTTGACTTTCAGATGCGCAACCCAGACGCCGACAACTGGGAGCTGGTTGAGCTGCCAGCCATCCTGAACGAGGACACCGAGGACGAGAAAAGTCTCTGGCCAGAGCAGTGGCCACTCGACCAGTTGCGCGCCAAGAAGATGCAGTTGGACCCGAGGTTCTGGAACGCGCAGTATATGCAGCAGCCGACCTCAGACACGAGCGCGGTGATTAGCCGTAAGAGCTGGCGTATCTGGGAGGACGAAGACCCCCCCACTTGTGAGTACATCATACAGAGCTGGGACACGGCGTTTGAAGTTACTAACACGGCCGACTACAGCGCGTGTACAACGTGGGGTGTCTGGTACAACGAGGACGACGGGGGGTCCCCTAACTTAATCTTGTTGGATGCGTTCAAGGACAGGATGGCGTTCCCCGAGCTCAAGGCCACCGCACTCAAGCACTACAAGGAGTGGTCGCCAGATGCGTTCATCGTTGAGAAAAAGGCAGCGGGCGCGCCACTCATACAAGAGCTTCGGCGCATGGGCATCCCCGTGCAGGAGTTCAGCCCGAGTCGGGGTAATGATAAGCACGTCAGGTTAAACGCGGTGTCGGACTTGTTTGCGTCCGGTAAAGTCTGGGCTCCCGACAAACGCTGGGCGCGCGAGGTCATCGAAGAGGTGGCAGCGTTCCCCGTGGGCGAGCATGACGATTATGTTGATACGGTGTCGCAGGCGCTGTTACGATACCGGCAGGGCGGGTTCATCAGCTTGGATAGCGATGAGCGAGAAGATAAATATTTCAGGGCGCGCAGAGCCGCGTACTATTAAGGATAAATTATGTCGATTGAGAAGTCACTATACCAAGCACCCGTGGGGTTATCGGCACTTGCAGAAGAGCCCGATCTTGAGATTGAGATTGAAGACCCCGAGTCGGTAACCATCAGGTCGGGTAATACGGAAATCGAGATTGAGCCGGGTGAGGTTGACAATGAGTTCAACGTTAACTTGGCTGATGTGTTGGATGAAGGCGACATTTTGTCGTTGGCCAGTGACTTAGCGGGTGACATCGAGAATGACCTGTCCTCGCGCAAGGACTGGGAGAAGATGTACAAGGACGGTATTACGTTGCTGGGCTTGAAGTTTGAAGAGCGTACAGAGCCGTGGGACGGCGCGTGCGGCGTGTTCCACCCGATGATTACTGAAGCCGTGGTGCGCTTCCAGTCCGAGACCATCATGGAGACATTCCCCGCCAAGGGGCCTGTGCGCACTAATATCGTTGGTAAAGAGACGCCCAAGAAGAAAGAGGCGGCTGCGCGCATCGAAGAGGACATGAACTGGCAGTTGACTGAGAAGATGCCCGAGTTCCGTCTCGAGCATGAGAAGATGCTGTGGAACCTGCCAAGCGCGGGCTCTGCTTTCAAGAAGGTGTACTACGACCCGAGCCTTGAGCGCCAAGTGTCGGTGTTTGTCCCAGCAGAAGACGTTATCCTGCCATACGGCACGAGTGACCTGAAAACAAGTTACCGTATCACGCACCGCATGCGTAAGAGCAAGAATGACCTGATCAAGCTCATGCACGCTGGGTTCTACCGAGAGGTGGAGTTAGGCGAGCCCTCCAAGTATATGTCTGATATTCAAGACAAGAAAGACAAAGAGACCGGGTTCTCAGCAAGCTACGACGACAGGTTCGAGCTCTACGAAGTACACGCTGACCTAGATTTGCCGGGGTTTGAAGACGCTGATGACGAAGGGCCAACAGGCATCGCGCTCCCGTACGTGGTGACTATGATTCGCGGCACGAACGATGTGCTGGCCATCCGGCGTAATTGGAAGGAAGAAGACGACCTCCAGCTCAAGCGCGACCACTTCGTGCATTACCAGTACATCCCCGGCTATGGCGCGTATGGCTTCGGGCTATTTCACCTAATCGGTGGTTTTGCCAAGTCAGCGACCAGCATCATGCGCCAGTTGGTTGACGCAGGCACCCTGAGTAACTTGCCGGGTGGCTTAAAAGCGCGTGGTTTGCGCATTAAGGGTGACGATACCCCCATCGCGCCGGGCGAGTTCCGAGACGTAGACTTGGGCTCAGGCAACATCCGCGACAACATCTTGCCACTCCCATACAAAGAACCGTCGGCTGTGCTGGCTGCACTGATGGACAAGATCGTCGATGAGGGGCGTAGGTTTGCGGCAACGGCGGACTTAAAGATCAGCGACATGTCCAACCAAGCACCGGTTGGTAGCACGTTGGCTATCCTAGAGCGCACCCTCAAGGTGATGTCGGCAGTTCAGGCGCGCGTGCACTATGCGTTCAAGCAAGAGCTGCAGTTGTTGGCGGGCATCATCCGTGACTACACGCCCGAGAGCTACGACTACGAGCCAGACGATGGCAGTCGCAACATCAAGCAGGACGACTACCATAACGTAGAGATCGTGCCAGTCAGCGACCCTAACGCTGCAACCATGTCACAACGTGTTGTGCAGTATCAGGCCGTCATCCAGTTGGCAGCAAGCGCACCGCAGATATACAACCTGCCGATGTTGCACAGGCAGATGCTCGACGTGTTGGGTATCAAGCATGCTGAGAAGCTTGTGCCGTTGGAAGATGACCAGAAGCCGACAGACCCCGTGTCTGAGAACATGAACGCGCTGATGGGCAAACCGCTCAAAGCGTTTCTGTACCAAGATCACGAGTCGCACATCAAGGTGCACACCGCCGCTATGCAAGACCCCATCGTTCAGCAACTTGTTGGGCAGAACCCACAGGCACAGATGATCATGGGCGCGATGCAGGCGCACATCGCCGAGCACGTCGGCTTTGCCTACCGCCAGAAGATCGAGCAAGCGCTTGGTGTGTCGTTGCCTAACCCAGAAGATGAGTTGCCCCCAG